TTGGCGACGCTCCAAAGATTCTGAAACTCAAAGGCGAGAAAGAAGCCTACAAATATCTGAAGTCAAAGATACCCGAGGGCGTCGGATTCGACACTGACGAGCCAGCCCTGGTGATGGCCGCAAAGCTATGGCACGAAATGCTGACGCAGGATGACTTCAAGGTCAGCACCTACACCCAACTGATCTCTATTCTGGGTCGATTCGGCATGACGCCAAGCGACCGCCAGAAGGTTTCCGTAACCAATGAGAAGCCGAAAGACGACTGGGACGACATATAAACTTCACTGAAACAGCCTGGCAGTACGCTAACGACATCGTTGAGGGCAAAATTGATGCCTGCAAATATGTCAAGCAAGCCTGCCAACGCCAGATTGATGACCTGACCAATGGGGTCGAGGGTTATCAATACGACCCGAGCAGGGCTGAAAGGGTCTGCAAGTTTGGCAGCCTCCTACCACACATCAAGGGGCGACTAGCAGGCCAGCCGATTAAGTTGGAGCCGTGGCAAGTATTTATTCTGACAACAGTCTTTGGCTGGGTAGACGACAAGGGCAGGCGCAGGTTTAAGACGGCATACATTGAAGTCCCGCGCAAGAACGGAAAGTCTAGCATCAGCAGTTTGGTGGCGCTCTACTGCCTGGCAGCAGATGGCGAGAAGGGCGCAGAGGTCTACAGCGCAGCAACGACCCGCGACCAGGCCCGCATTGTTTGGCAAGACGCAAAGCACATGGCAAAGAATTCGCCAGGTCTCAAGTCAAAGTTCGGCGTTGACATCACGGCACACTCCATTCATGTGACCGAAACGGCCAGTTACTTTAAAGCATTGAGCCGCGACCAGGGCGGCAACCTCGACGGACTCAACGTTCACTGCGCCATTATCGACGAACTACACGCACACAAGACCCGTGACATCTTCGACGTTATCGAGACAGCAACGGGCGCGAGAGAGCAACCACTGCTCTGGCTGATTACCACGGCAGGATTTAACCGCGCAGGCATTTGCTACGAGCAGCGGGCCTACAGTCTGAAGATACTTGCAGGGCTCAAGGACGAGGAATATTTCGGGGTGGTGTACTCGTTAGATGACGCCGACGATTGGCAAGACCCAAAGTCATGGGCCAAGGCAAACCCCAACTGGGGCGTCAGCGTCAAGCCTGAAGACATAGAGCGCAAGGCCCGCAAGGCGATGGAGATGGCAGCGGCTCAGAATAACTTCCTGACCAAACACTGCAACCTCTGGGTTAATGCCGACACAGCATGGATGGATATGAGGGCATGGGAACGTTGCGGCGATCCTACTTTAGACATGGCGGACTTTGAAGGACTGTCATGCTTCGGTGGGCTAGACCTGGCAACAAAGACCGACATCGCATCACGGGTCTTTGTGTTTGAGCGGGACGGAATACTTCACGCCTTCGACCGGCACTACTTGCCAGAAGAAACAGTTGAGAACAACGCCAACAGTCAGTACAGCGGCTGGGAGATTGACGGCTACCTGACAGCGACCCCAGGAAATATCACCGATTACGATGTGATTGAGGACGATATCCTGATAGACGCCAAGCGGTTCAGGGTTGAGGAATTCGGCTATGACCCGTTCCAGGCAACCCAGATGAGCGGGCACCTAGTCGCCAACGGCCTGCCAATGGTGCAGGTAGGGCAGACGGTCAAGAACCTGTCGGAGCCAATGAAAGAACTGGAGGCGCTGGTTATTGCTGGCAAGTTCAAGCACAACGGCAACCCTGTTCTGTCTTGGATGATCTCTAACGTGGTCGCCCATGTAGACGCCAAAGACAATATCTATCCGAGAAAAGAATTCCCACAAAACAAAATTGATGGCGTTGTTGCGCTATTAATTGCCATCAACAGATGGTCAGCACAGGAAGACACCGGACATGCTTACCAAGATCGTGGCTTTATAACTCTATGAGTTTTCTGGATTACTTCAGGCCAAAGGCCGCAACGCTCAAAGACCCAGAGTTTATAGGGCGAGAGAGCAACCCGATATTCTCAGGCACTGGCGTGAACGTCACACCTGAAGGGGCAATGGCCGTCAGCGCAGTTTATGCCGCGGTGCGGATTTTGTCCGAGACAGTAGCCAGTCTGCCGCTGAAGCTATACGAGAACAAAGGCGACTCACGCCAAGTGGCGAACCATCCGCTGAATAACTTGCTTGGCATATCAGCTAACGGCGAGCAGACAGCAATGGAGGCGCGGGAGTTCCAGATGACCTGTCTGGGTCTGCGCGGCAATGCCTACAGTCAGATTGTACGCAACGGCGCTGGGAACATTGTTGAAATCAACCCGCTCAATACAGCCTTCATGCACCTTGACAGAGATGCCAACGGCAAGTTGGTTTTCGACTATCAAGAAAGAGGCAACGCCAGGGTATACAAGACTGGCGAGATATGGCGCGTTGCAGGCTTGTCAATCAACGGCGTTACTGGCGCCAGCCCTATTGCGCTGGCAAAAGAATCAATTGGCGTCAGCATTGCCACAGAGAGCCACGCGGCCCGACTGTTCAGCAATGGCGCACAGGCGTCAGGGGTGCTGGAGTTCGAGAAGACCTTAAGCCCCGAACAGATACAGAACCTTCGCACCCAGTTCGCTTCAAACTATCAAGGCCACAAAAACGCACACAAGCCGATGATTCTCGAATCCGGCATGAAGTGGAATTCAATCGGCATGAACTCCGACGACTCGCAGTTCCTTCAGTCGCGCAAGTTCCAGATAGCTGAGATTGCCCGCTGGTATCGCGTACCGCTGCACATGCTGGCAGAGATGGACGCGGCCACATTCGGCAACATCGAACACCAGTCTATAGAGTTTGTGGTTCACACTATCCGGCCTTGGCTGGTGCGCATCGAGCAGAGCATCAGCCGCGACCTGCTGACCGCTAACGAACGCGGCAGGCTTTACGCCAGTCACACGGTGGAAGGTCTGCTAAGGGGCGACACGGCGAGTAGGTTTGAAGCATATGGCAAGGCAATTAAAGACGGCTGGATGAGCAGGAACCACGTTCGGAAACTTGAGAACCTGAATCCTGAAGTTGGCCTGGACGAATACATTCTGCCCCTGAACATGGCGACAGTCAGCGAGCGCGAAAAGCAAATGAACACAGCCGCAGCCAAGATGCTGGCAAGCCGTGAAGTTGCCGCTCTGAACGTCGAGGCCAAGCGCCTATCAGTCGCAGACTTTGCGGCATGGCTTCCTGACTTCTACGCCAGACAAACCGCTGTTATTGCTGACGCTCTCGCAATCGACGAGACCAAAGCCAAATCCTACACCGCCGCACGAATGGCGCACATTGCCACACTGACCGACCCATTGAAGGCGGCAGACGGCAACCTGACAGAACAACTGGAGGCGCTTGCCTGTGAATGAAATTCTGATCTATTCCGACATCGGAACCGACTACTGGGGCGAAGCAGTCTCAGCAGTATCTGTTAAAGCACAACTGGACGCAATGCAGGGCGATGTCTCTGTACGCATCAACTCACCAGGCGGCGATGTCTTTGACGGGTTCGCCATTTTCAACCTGTTGGCACAGTACAAAGGCAAGGTGACTGTCTACATTGACGGCCTGGCAGCAAGCGCGGCAAGCGTTATTGCTATGGCAGGGGACGAGATCATCATGGGCGAGAACGCTCTGATGATGATCCACGACCCTTGGACAATGAGCCTGGGCAATAGTGCCGAGATGCGAAGCACTGCGGATCTGTTAGACAAGATCAGGGACTCCATCGTTGCGACCTACGCAACAAAGTCAACGCTCGACACTGCCACCATTGCCGACCTGATGAGCAAAGAAACCTGGCTGAGTGCAGGCGAGGCAATCAAAGACGGGTTCGCCACATCAACCGCTGTCAGCGCCAAGCAAGTCAGCAACGTCGCAAAGCCTTGGATTAATAACGGGCCAAAGCCTGAACAGATCAAAGAAGACATCGAAACACAAAGCGCGTGGCGGGTAGCTATCAACCGCCGCAAGCTATCAATTCTGGACTAGGCCGGACGGTCTGCCGAATACCCAAACCAAAGTTATAAACGAAAGGATTAAAATTATGGATATCAACGATATTCTGCACAAACGCGGCCAAGTGGTCGCGCAAATGAAGGCCGTCCTCGCACATGCCGAGAGCGAAAACCGTGACCTGACTGGTGAAGAATCAGCCAAGTATGACGCGATGGACTCAGACCAGAACGGCCTCAAGGCTCGCGCTGATCGAATCCAGAACGCCGCCAAGGTTGAAGCCGAACTGGGCCAGCGTCAAACAACCGGCCACCGTGCTGCTGTTGACACAATGAGCCGCAAAGAGTCACTGGAACAGGACGCGTACAAGTCTGGTTTCAATGCTTACGCTCGCGTTGGTAAGGCGGGTTTGTCCCATGACATCCTGAACGCTCTGCAAGTTGGCACCGATTCTGAAGGCGGCTACATCGTCCCGACTGAATTCGACACCATGCTGGTTGAAGCCCTTCAGGACATCAACGAGATTCGCAGCCTGGTAACTGTTATCAGCACCGGCTCTGATCGCAACATCCCCGTTGAGTCAAGTCTTGGCACCGCTGCATGGACTGCCGAAGAAGCGGCTTACACCGAATCTGATGCGGCCTTCGGTCAGGTGATTCTGTCCAGCTACAAATTGGGCACCATCATCAAGGTCTCCGAAGAACTGCTGGAAGATTCATTCTTCAACGTGGAAGCATACCTGGCCCGCAACTTTGGCAAGCGTTTCGGCATTGCTGAAGAAGCTGCGTTTGTTGCCGGTGCTGGCTCCACTCGCCCGACTGGTATCGTTCAGGGTTCAGGTTTGGGCGTTACTGCTGCTGGCGTTGCTGCCATCACTGCTGACGAAGTGATTGACCTGTATCACTCCTTGGGTCGTCCTTACCGCTCAAACGCCACATTCATGATGGCTGATGCCACCGTGAAGTTGGTGCGAAAGCTGAAGGACTCTAACGGCGTGTATCTGTGGCAGCCTGGCTTGCAAGCCGGTCAGCCTGACCAGATTCTTGGTCAGCGTCTTGTGACTTCTGTTGCAATGCCTGCCGCTACTACCGGCCTCAAGTCAGTGGTATTCGGTGATCTGTCTTGCTACACCGTAGCTGACCGCACCGGAAGCGTTATGCAGCGTCTGAACGAGTTGTATGCCGCCGGTGGTCAAGTTGGCTTCCGTATGCGCAAGCGTATGGACGGCAAGGTGACTGATGCCGCTGGTATCAAGCACTTGATCCAGGCGTAAAGAAGACAAGGCCCGCACTCTGAAAGGGGTGCGGGTTCTTTTTCTCAGACAAGGATTAGAACATGGTCAAGTTACTTACTAGTTATTCAGGCGCTGAAGGCTCGCACCATTATGGCGAAGTTGTCACGCTCGACAAAGGCACAGAAGAACGTCTGGTCGCCAGCGGGCAGGCTGAAGTTGTCGAAGTCAAAAAGGCACCCGTTAAGAAATGAGCTTAACCAATACATCCAGCAGCATCACGGAACCCGTCACACTTGCAGAGATGCAGGCACATGGACGACTGGACGTTGATGATGCTTACCTGACCAGGCTGATTACTGTTGCCAGACGCGCAGCAGAGAATCACATTGGTCAAGTGATACCAGTGCAACAATTCACATGGGTCACAAACGAATTAACGCAGGGCATGGCTCTGCCGGTATCGCCATTGGCGTCCATCGTGTCACTGTCCTATGAGGACGTTGATGGAACCACACAGACGATTGACGCGGCAGACTATCAGATAGTGACTGAGGGTATGCGTTCACGCCTGCACAACCTCGACAGTTGGCCCGAGTTGGAAGGCGGCACCAAGAACCGCGTGACCATCGTTATGACGGCAGGCAGCGCCACGACCAACGAGGACATCAAGCAGGCCATCGTGATGATCGCCTTGGGCTTGTATGAGAATCGGGAGGATGAGGTTGTTGGCACCATCGTCAGCAAGATCGCGCAGTCATCCAAAATGCTACTGGCACCTTACCGAATATATAATTTATGAGAATCGGCGCGATGCGTCACACGCTTTACCTACAGTCTCAGGCGTCGAGTTACGGCAACCCTGGCACTTGGTCGAACGTCGCAACAAACCCCGCTATACGCTGCGAGATGAAGCACACAAGCGCCTCAGAGCCGACAGGCCAAAGCGGTGAGCGAACGCAGGCAGGCTTAACAATAACCATGCGTTACCGCTCAGACGTTACCGCCGCACACCGCCTGACAGATGGCGCGTCGAGATACTTCGACATTTTGGGCGCAGTCAATAAAGACGAGGCCGACAAGTGGCTAACCGTAACGGTGGAGGAACGGGTTAATGGCTAAAGAAACCATCGTCGGATTTAAGGATTTTGACAAGAAGATGGCGCAACTGACAGACCGGAAAAAGTTTGTTGCCGCGTCAAAGTCAGGCATTAACAAGGCGCTGACTCCTGTTGTCAGGTCTGCCCGCCAGAACGTACCGAAAGGAACCACGCCGCATAAGACTTACAAGGGCCGCATAGTATCGCCTGGCTTTGCATCACGAAACATTGGCAAGAGTGTCAAGCAACTTGGTGACAAGGTGAGTGGAATCGTAGGGGCAAAGGGTGAGGCATTCTACGCTCTGTTTCTGGAGACCGGCACAAAGTACATGCCAAAGCAACCTTGGCTCGTCAAGTCATTCGATGAGAACAAAGAGCAGGCAGTTACTAAGTTCGGTGACGGCATCCAGGCATACATCACGCGGATCGCTAAAAAGAAATGAGCATTTCAACAGACCTCTACACGTTCCTTGATAATGCCATAGTCGACACTGATTTCGCATTGACTACAGCAGGCCCAACAGCCCGCGCACCGTTCGTTGAAATCACTCTGACAGACCACGAGCGCACCAGAACAACGGCCACCACAAGCGCAAACTACAAGACCACATTCGATATCGAGTGCTGGAATGTAAACAGCGTCTTGGCGGCATCTCTTGCTGCTAACGTGTCTGCTCAGTTGCAAGACTACGCTGGCACAATGGGCAGCACCAGAATATTTCGCACCAGAATATATAACGAGTTCAGCGGCAGCGACTCAGCCGCCGAGCTATTTAACCGCAGTTTTTCCGTAATCTTTACCCACCAGTAGGATATTCAACATGGCAGTATTTTCAGAAGGTTTCACATTTAAAGTTGGCGACTCTGCTGGGCCTGATGTCTATGCAGAGATGGCGTTGCTTGAAGTGCCCGAGATATTCTCAGCGGGCAAATCAACCTTTGCACGACGCACCACCGCCGACACAGGCAACACAAAGGTGTACGGCCTGGGCCTTGAAGACGGCGAAGAAATATCCGTTGTCTGCGAGCGCGACTTTACCAGCACAACGCAAGACCTGCTGCGCACGGCTTACGCTGATGCCGCACAGATCAACTGCCAGTTTATCTTTACTGACGGCACGATTGTAGAGACTAACACCGCTGGCTTCCTCGTTACGTCCACGCCAGTGACCGGCACCGATCCCAACGGCGATGGCGAAAACGTCCGACAGACGTTCAACCTGAAGCGTAATTCTGATTGGGTCACTGCTGAGGTTTAATAATGCTGGGAATGTTTAAGCGGTGGCAGAAATACCGGAAGCTGAAAGCGCAGGCATGGCAACCCCAGATCGTTACCATTGCGAATCTGGGAGATGTCAGCATCAACCCCATGCCTGTACCGCTGCGGATGGCGCTGGTGGCAGCAATTGGCCAGGATCAATACGTTAAGTATGACGTTTATTGCTGGCTGATTGCTGAGTGTGTCGAGGAATTTCTGGGCCGCGAAGACATTGGCATGACCATACCGCCCGCACAGATCGAGGAATTAGGCGAGCAGATACTGAAGGTATCAGGCTTGTCGAAAGACTCGCAGGAAGAAGCCATAAAAAAGTCAGTGAA